TGCCATTCGTGATTACGAATAATTAAACATGTGCGTCACTGTATGTTTAGAAAATGCTTTCACGACTTTTCGAGTACCTGTATTCATTCATCGATGAGTGTACCGACATTCGCGTCAGGCTCTTAGACGTTCGTGCCCGAAAACCATTCAAGGCGGATTCTGGGTGTGCCGGTTACGACGTCTTTTCCCTTGAAGATGTCATGATTGCACCCGGCGAGCGAAAGCTTGTTGAAACAGGTGTCTCGATTCAGGTCCCTCGACGCCTGTATGCGCGTGTCGCGCCTCGGAGCGGTCTATCCGTAAAGGGGATTGACATTGGCGCGGGTGTCATCGATTCGAGTTACCGCGGTCCCGTCAAGATTCTCATGATTAACAATGGCACTGAGAATCTCCTTCTCGAAGCTAGATCGAAAATTGCGCAGCTCATTCTGGAGCGATGCTCCAATGCAGACATTTATGTGGTTGATCAGTTGTCAGAGACGGAACGCGGATATGGCGGGTTTGGCTCAACTGGACTCAAGTAAAATATCTTTCCACGATGGCAGCGAAATACGAGTACGGAAACACCACGGGTACACAGGATCGCCTATAAAATTGAACGCATCAACTCCCTGATCAATGCAGTCGGCACATGCCTGTATATTGTCATCGATCAGCAAGCCGATGTTCAACTTGTGACACACGTCCACTTTTTGTACCTCGTACGGCGTGTAACTATTTGTGAGAATCACATCTTTGAATACACCCGGAAAGTGTGTTTCGACCCAGGTCTCCGTCTTGTCACGAACAATATCCTGGCGTCCAGTGATAATGTACAAGGTGTTGTTTTTGGCGAGTTTTTGAAGAGCAGGAAGGGCGTATGGCATGACGGGAAGCTGTGCAAATGCTTCCGAATCATAAAACTCACGAATCATTATGCGGGATTCCTCCTCTGAAATGTCATAAATCTTTCTGTACACATACGGGTACACTTTCGGTAAGGGTTTTCGAGGAGGTCTCCACTTGGTCATTCCAGACAGTAACGGCGTCAGGACTTCGTCAATGTCAATGGCGACCCGCATCCTCTTTAAATACAAAATGAAACTTTTTCTGCATAAATTTCTTGGCCTGTGAGAGACTGGGACGTGACCACAAGAGCCATCGTGACCAAAACCCCGCGGTCCGAAACCCATTCTTTTTTGTCCACGTCTCACCCATTCCAGAGTGACGAACCAGGTAGCGTTTCATGCGTTCTGGATCCCTGTGAATGGTAAAGTCCGAGTACCCTTTTTGACCAAAATCCACATGGGACCCGTCACCGAATGTCACGCGCCACTTTTTTTCAACCTTGGGACTTTTTTTGAGAACAACTGTCATCATCATATTACTTTTCATAGAGAATCTTTGCCCGAAAGTTTTGAATCTTTTTCGGCATCTTTTTCCAAAACTCGTGACGATCCTTGAGGTACACATCCCACGAATCAATCACCATCTTGTCTTTTTGAAAAGTTTCGGGCTCCTGCTGTGTCAGCACGAATCGACACTTTGAAAACTCTGGATCGTCGAGACACGCGAGTGTGTACCCAATGTCGTGTGTGCTTCCAGCATTCGTGACCCACACGTGCCAACACGATTCGCCATTCACGGTGCAGTAGCCCTGCACCAAATTTGAGTGGTACCCACTCTTATAAAGAAGTTCATTCAATAAAATTGGACCGGTGACACCGACGCCATCAATTTTATTGAGTCTCATTCGAAGGGCGAGACGTCTCTGAATTTCATCAGCCATATACTTTTTTTGTTTGGGTATTCTCTAAGCGTCCACCTCGTCGTCCTCCTCGTACTCCTCCTCATCACCCACCGGCTCTTGACCGGCTGGCAACTGAAAGGCAAACTTGGGGAGCTTCTTGGATGGTTCGAGGAGACACTGGAGAAGACGGACAGTGACTCCAAACTTGTTGTCAATGAACCAAATCTGACTCACGTCAACAATTGCCATGAGACGGTGTCCCTTCTCAATGGAAGTCATGGGCACCTCCTCGCGCTTGAGATTGTACGCCTCTGGCACAAAGTTGCCCGTCTTGGGGTCGGTAAGAACCTTGAGCTTGACAGTGCCAGGGTACTCACCCTTGCCCGGACGGACAAGCGGCTTGTAGAGCGCCTCCTTGATGACAGTCAGGTTGTACTTTTTACCGAGCCACTCAGTCGAGTTTTCGGCGACAGCCTTTGTGACCATTTCATCAAGCGTCTTCAACTTGTTGGATAACATTTCAATCTCAGGGTCACCTGCATCAAGTGACAAGTCGAGGGAGTATGACGTCTTCTTTGAAGCTTCATCCGTAAACGTGCTCAGGCCAAAAGGTGCACGCATGTACGGGAGCTGCAGCTGAATCTTAGATCCACCAGGGCCGCTCAGGTACACCGCCTTGCCACCATTCTTATTCTTGCGAAACTTGGAAAACTGCACAGATGCGACATCGAAATCAGAGGTTTTCTGGATGGAAGTAGCCATTGGATACTTTGTTACTAGAGTAGCGTGGCGTTCCTTTAATACTTACAGCTCGTTTACTTTCCGCACCCGCACTCCTTCTTGGCAGCGCCCCTACGGAGATTCATGAGACCCCATGTGATCAGCATGAAGACGACTGCGTGAAGGAGAAGGCCCCTCGTGCTGGCGCAGCCTGTTGGTCCAGAGACCCATGTGCCAAACACGTTGCGTGTCAGCTGGTACGTCTCTGGGCTGGCAACTATGAAAAACACGAGTGCCGAAATGAGAGAGATGACAAACTTGTCCTGCTGCTTGCGACCATCGCATCCGCATCCGCAATCTTTAAAGAGAAGACCCATTTTATACTGGCACGGAAAAAAATTACCTTTCAACAGTAGATGTGGTGGGTCTTCTGGCTGATACTTTTCATTGCAATCGTGTGCAGTGGCGTGGCGGTGTACATCTACACGCGCCCACCGCCACCGCCGCCACCAGTCTCTGAAAAAGAAATACCCAGCCCCGACGAAACCATTCAAGGCACGTGTTCATTTGAGGGAGAGGACATTTACAACCAAAAAATTTACGATTATTACGGAAAAAATGTACCGATTGACACGAGTATTCCGTGTTCGCGGTGTAACAGCTACGTGTTTAAAGATTCGGATGGATGTATCCCGCTTGGATACGACAAGAGAGGCGGCGGCGGTGTGTGCACATCTGGGTTTCTAAATGTGAGTGGCAACTGGGGAATACCCCTGTCAAAAAAGTGTCCGTTTTAAGTAATAATGTCTTCTGGTGGCATTGCGCAGCTGGTCGCCATCGGCGCACAGGACACGCACCTGACAGGCAAACCAGAGATTACATTCTTTCAGTCGTCGTACAAGCGTCACGTCAACTTTTCACGCGTGACTGACGTTCAGGTTCTTCAAGGAAATCCATTACCGGGGCAAATGACATCGGTCAAATTTGATCGCCGAGGCGACCTTCTCAATTACGTGTACATCACCATGGTTGACACTGTGAACAACATGGTTGCTTCCGTGCAAGACTGGCGCGACGTGATTGATTCTGTCGAATTGTATATAGGCGGTCAGCTCATTGATACACAGAGTTCAGAATTTTGCGAACTCATCGCCATTGATCTCATGGCGCAAAACTTGACAATGAGTTCAGCGGGCGGTCATCATGACGGCGCGGGGCGTGTTTCAGAGTTTTATCCACTTCGTTTCTTTTTCAACGGAAGTGTGACGTCTGCACTCCCTTTAGTAGCACTCCAATATCACGAGGTTGAAGTTCGTATTTATTGGTCATCATCGTGGTACGCGCCGTCGCCTGCTGGTACGCACGAGCCCACTGTGCCCGCCGGTGCCCGTTTTGAAGTTCATGCCAATTACATCTTCTTGGACGAACCAGAGCGTGTCAAACTCACGAAGAAACCCATAGATATGCTCATTACACAGGTTCAGTACATCACTGCGAGTAATACAAATGTTCAAGAACTTCCATTCAATCATCCAATCAAGTACATTGCAAGCAGTTCTGTCCTTCACAACGAACAGCTCAGGGCTGATTCCAACACGGGGGTCTATATTCAGCCAGTCACTGTCAACGGCCTCTGTGACAAGAATACGCGTATCAAGTTTCAAATCAACGGCGAAGACATTGGCGATTACAAGTACGCGGTTCCTCACTACACGAGTGTCATGTCTTACTATCACTGTCCGTTTGACAATGGCAACTATCAGACCCACTTCATGTATCCGTTTTGCATTGACACGAGCAAACTCCAACCAAC